CACTATGAAGACCAACGTAATTATCACAGATAATTTTTACAGCAACCCCGACAGCGTGAGAAAATTTGCACTAGAGCAAGAGTTTTCTGTAAGAGGAAACTTTCCAGGCTGGAGAACCAAATCGTTTTTAAATCAAGATGTCAAAGACGCAGTGCAATCCATTGTTTGGAACGCCGGTGGGGAAGTAACAAACTGGTTTGCCGAAGATGGGTTGACTGGAAGTTTTGAACTGGCCACTGCCAAAGACAGAAGCTGGATTCACACTGATCATTTCAATACATGGGCAGCAGTTTGTTATCTAACACCCAATGCCCCCATCACTGGTGGCACTGGACTATTTAAACACAAAGCCACTGGTGCATGCCGAGCAAGTGAAATTGGCAATGTTGCCTACGAAGCACAAGACATGACTAAATGGGAGTTGGTTGACATGATTGGCAACAAATACAATAGGCTAGCCATGTACCGCAGCGACATGTTTCACACCAGTCTTGACTATTTTGGCCAAGGCCCTGAAGATGGTAGATTATTTCAACTGTTCTTCTTTACTACACAATACTAAATTATGATTCATCATCACAGCAATTTCTTAGAGCCCGAAGTAGCACAAAGTCTTGTGCAAAAATTTGAAAATCTCAAAGGCACTGCGTCATTTGAGATCAACAACATGGGTCGTTGGGGCCAAGGACTAGAAGCAGGAAGTTTCAGCAGTGTTTATATTCTGCCCTTGGAAGAATACAAAGATTACTTTATTGAAAAATATAAAAAGCTAGATCCTATTTTTCATGATGTAACAGGACTAACCTGTTTTATGCACATTTGGCCTCCGGGTAGTCAAATCAATTTCCATCATGATCATGATGAAAGTGCACGTCGTCTAAGCAGCACCATCTATCTGTCAGAAAACTGGAATTGGAACTGGGGAGGATTTTTCTTGTATGATGATCCAGACATGCCAGGAAAACAAGGTTGGGTGTATCCACATTACAATAGTATGGTGTGGTTTGAACCACCAGTTTGGCATAGCACTTCTATGGTGACCATGGCAGCAGAACGACCCAGACTGAGTGTGCAATTATTTTTTAGTAGAGCATAATGGAATTACATCACTGGTTTCCTAGTGTAATAGGCAAAGAAGACCGCCCAGAGTGGTTGCAACCAATGAGAAAAGAACTTGAAAGATTGTTTGATACGCCAGATAAAAAAATCAACAACGAATTTTATTACAATGGCGAAACAACCTACGGCACACAGAGTTTAGTTGAGGATCCTGCTTTTGGTCCTTTTGTGGATTTTATCAAAGATAAAGCAGCTGAGTTCTTAGAGAAGCAAGGATTTGACAGTGCCAAGGTTCCATGGCGTCCCTATTTCTTTGCCAATAGTTTTTTAAAAGGCAGTAATCACCCCAAGCACTTGCATAGTCAATGCACAGTGAGTGGCATATATTATATCGATACCCCGCCGGGATCAAGCAATATCACATTCTATCCTAATCAACCATTCAAGGATTTTTTTGATTATATGTTTATGGTCAAAGATCCAAAAAATTGGTATGCAATGCAAAGCACAGAATACACACCTTATCCGGGATTGTTGTTGATGTGGCCGGCATGGCTATATCATGAAGTTAAGCCCAACGACAGTGTAGATCCAAGAAGAAGTATTGTGTTTAATCTTTGAGTTCTTCTTGAACTTTGATTTTTTGTCTGCTTTTTTCTAAACGTATGGTTCTAAAAACCCCAGGATGCAACGGCTTGGGGTAATTGTCTAATTTTACCCAACAATAACCAGAATGCTCGTTGTTGAGGTCAGGCACAAATTCTTCTTCTACCTTGATAAGAAAAGTGTGATAAACAAATTTTTGATTGTCGCTGGTGTACTGTTCAATTGGTACTACCTTTGCTCCACGAATCTCGCCGCCTAATTCTTCGCGTATTTCTCTGGTTAAACCATCAAGGATGCTTTCGCCTTGTTCAATCTTGCCGCCAACAAAGCCCCAGGTGCGAGCAAACTTTCCACCTTCTCTCAATAAGAAAAGGTAGCGTTTTGTTTTGGTGCAATAAATCAGTGCGCCACAACTGTTGTTTATATTACTAGTTGCCATTTTCCTGCAGGATAGTATCCTTCGTAACTCTTGGCCCAGCCTTCGCCGGGCGACCACTTGTACTGTATTCCAGTGGTCATATTAGTTACATATTGTATACTAGTTACAGTCTCGCTGTCAAATGACACAAACCAATGCTGCCCGTTGTACTGAATGATATCATTTGCGTTTGCTACCAGGCGAGTACCGTCTGCACCTAACCAATTGTATGTTGGAGCTAAACTTACATTGGCTATGGAAGTGTAATCGTTGGTCAACAAATATCTAGTGCCGTTGGCAAGATTTTGAAGATCTTTGTTGGGTCTGCTGCTGTAAGGATCAATGATAGCATTGATTGGTACCAGTGTGTTTGATGGCAGTGTGTCTATGTCTGGAGTCCAGATCAATTGAGTACCATCAGCAGGATTGTAAGCAATAGTACCAACAACTTCTGTTTCGTCGTCGAGTTCAAATCTGATTTGACTTGTACCGGGTTGTAAATTTCCATAAACGTTGATAACGTTTCTCCACTGAGTGGTATTACCAATAAACGATGGTAGTGCAGTGAACACTATTTTCTCGCCAACTGATGCAGTGAGTACGTTGCTGGTAACAATGGTATCGCCGTTGATAGACAACACTGTGCAATTACCTTGTGTTAGAGAATCAAACATAGTGTATCCATTTGCAGTCACATTGCCTGCAGACACAGTGGTAAGTGTTAAACTGGTGTTGCTAGATACGTTAGAGACAACCCCTAGCAAAACTTGGTTAGCACTGTATATTTGACTGCCTATCATTGATGAAACAAACGCAGTATTGGCACCAATTACAATATTACTAGATGTGTTTGAAGTAATGGTTCCATTACCGGTTATACGTAATCCAGAAACTACCATGCCGGTTTCGATACCATCTGTGTTGTCTAACACGATGCGGGTGTTTGCAGTAACAGCATTTGCCACTACCTTGATAATTTGTTCACCAAACGAATCAGTCACTGGTTCACTATAATCAACCAGTCTGATGCTGTTGTTTAGCAATATGGTACCGTATTGCATTGGCGTGATGTATTGTCTGCTGAGAAGATTTTCTGAATCGTAAATGGCATTGTTGATGTCGCCATTGGCATCAAACACACTGGCTACAATGCGTTGTACTACGCCCAATTTCTTGACCAATGCTGGAGCACTGATAAAAATTGGTAAAGTAAAAGTCAATGTAGCGATATCAATGTTATCGTTGGTACCAACTGGCACAGTGCGAGAACTAAAATTAACATCATTTAACAACACATATGATATGCTGGTCCAATCGATATAGTTATCTGTGCTTTGAATTTCCAAAGCTGGATTAAACAAAGTACATAACTGTTCCAACACTTGCAATTTCTGTTCGGTATTGCTGGTCCAAATATCAACTTTAAGAGTCAATGTATAAGGAACAGGCATCAAACGTTCAACAGTTAATGTATCGCCTTGTGTGGTTGAATACTGTCCTGTGGTAGGATCAATATAACGTTCTCTTAGATTTAGTTTTCCAACAAATGTTGGATCTTGCACACGTTGTCGATCATACGTCAATCCAGATATGTACACAGCCATGGCCGGTGTGGCATTGATTATGTTTTCACTGTTTTGTTTGATAATACTGGCTGCTTGTCTGCTGCTGTCACCATAAATCACAGGCACTCGTTGTAACGCAGTAGCTCCATTTCGTCCCTTACCAAACTCAACTTGGAAGTTACTGATCATACGAATAAACTGTATAATATATCTTCGAATTTGTTGATCGTAGAAAAAAGATTGGTATGACATTAATTATCTGCCTTAAGTGTAAGAGCCTTACTAAGGCTTTGACGTGTTGGTTGTGTTTTACCTTCGTTGTCAACAAAGGTGGTTGAGTCGTTGACAAAGATACTTCTTTGTGTTTTGTTGTTAGCTCCGGGAGTCAAATCTGCACGAATGTTATCGTCAATTTTAGTCCATCTTGTGCCATCAAATCTAAACAATCTATTGGGCACATAGTCTGTTCTTAGTACATAATCGCCCACTGATGGTGAAGTTGGGAAACTTGTGCTTGCAGTAACAGGAAATCCGTTGGGAGCATTTGTATCTCCGGACAAATATGCACGAACGGTTGTTGCCGGGGTAGTTGGATCACTGTCAGTTAATGTTTGTGTGCTGCTGACAAACAATTGAGTGTTGTCTGCAAATAACCCAGTGGGGTCACCTGGACTTCCGTCGGGAAGAATAGGTTCAATATATAATGTG